TGCGCTTAAGAATATCTTGGGATAGCCCTCAGTCCTAATATTTAAGAATACATTCTTATTTCCAACCTCAAGATTAAGATACGCTTCAGTTGTTTCAAGTGTTGAGTTATAAAATACGTTACCATTGTGTTGATAACTACCTTTTATATCTATCCCCATAATTCTAGAAATATAAAAAAAATTACTATTAATCCACTGACTTCTACTACCTGGACCATCCGCCTCTTGACCATTTTCGTATCGAGAATCTGTATTAAATTCCAACCGTGTAACTAGTTCACCAGTAAATGAGCTATAAGAAATACTTGAATCTCTAGGATAAACACTTGGATCTGTTGATGCATATAACAATAGATAATCTATTTGATCAAAAGTAAATTTTAGACATTTACTCCCCCAAACTTTTACACTAGGTAAACTTAATATTGAAGGTTTTAGTGTAAAAGAATTATTGTAAACAATACCAAGTCTTTGATCTTTTGTTAATGATGAAGATCCACTGGCCCCAACATGAATAGTGCAATTTATAAGTTTTATCTCAGTTGCAGATAAATCAAAATTTAAATGGCGGAGACTTATGTCTCTAGATATCAAGATTTTACCATTAAAACTTATGAGCTTTTTATTGCTAGATCTTGCTTTTAAAATAGCTTTCTCAAACTCTTCTGACTCGTCGGTTCCGTTACACTTACAAAAATCATGGAGGTTGACATAATCAGTATTTGTATCAAACTGTGTTCTCCCAGACCATGTCTTAATTTCAGTATCAGTTATTACAGTATTTAAAGCTTTTTGATTATTCGCATTCATTTCTTTCTCCAAGTTATTGAAATATATAATCATCTTATCTAGTATTAATAATGATTACTACTAGATAGTTTTGTTCTCCTCTCTTCAAATTTTAGACATAAAAAAACCCACTCTAATCAAAGAATGGGCCATTGAGATTTTTCTAAGTTAAGATAATATTAAAATTTAATCGGCACTGAATACTGAGTATTTTTAATGTTTGTACCTTTTACTCGGCAAAACAATCTAATCATATAATCACCATCGCCATCATATTTAAACTTAAATATTGGCATACTCTGATAAAAAATATCATCAATTTTTTCACCATTTTTGTACAGGTATGCTGCGTATTCTAGATTTAAGTTAGAATCAATAATTCCTGCAAAGAACAGATTATCCCTAAACTTATTTTGCGTAATATCAATAATATAAACCAATGATGCTAATTTCTTTTCAAGATTACTCAAGAATGTTTTATAAACATCATCAACATAATGAAATGGTGTTAAACCCCATTTATGTTTTGAATTTGCAATTAACTTTGATGACTCATATGTCATGAATCTGACATCACTATAATTTTGGCGAATATAGTTATATATTTTTTCTAGAAACTTATTCTCTTCATCAATATAGTCTGTATTACCATAGATTTTAGTGCCATCATCCTTTATTTTCGCCCAATAGACCTGATTAATACAGCAACAATCTTGTTTGTTTATTTCAACCAACTTTGAATACAATCTATCAAATCCAGAGCAGAATAAATTAAAAAGTTCATCTGATCTTGGTTCAATCTTTAACACCTGACTTGACTGTTTCTCTAAATCTAAACTTCTAAATTCTGGAAGATTTGTAACAAACCCATTACCATCAATATTTATTAAACCATCTCGTTCATCAATAAAATCTAAAATAAAAATATCAAAGTCTTTATCTTCAATATTAGCTAGTAAATTTCTATTGTGATCATCAACAAGCATACGTCTTTGAAAGTCAGAGCTAATCGAGCTAAGGTCATAATTTGCATTTATTTTGTTGGAAGCCAATGTTGCTAAAGATGATCGAGCACCATAATGCACAATATCGTAACCTTCTGAAAATGGAAATGCGTCCCTAGTTACACAACTTCCCTGAATAAAAACTTTAATTGACATATATATAGCTACCAACCTATCACTAATAGCAAGCTTACAGCAAAGGTACAATCACTCCAACGCCTCATTATAAATAAAATTACCAGCCACGAAATAATGCAACTGGTAATGGTAAAGTGATTTTACAAATTTGAACTTAGGAATGAACCAATTTTACTTGCCCAATGTTTATTACCTTCTATCGCTTTTGGATGAATACCATCACGTAAATAGTATGTATAGTTATAGCGATTTACACCGCTATTGCTGTACATATCAAATGCTGGTACATGATACTTATCAGCCACGTCTAGTAATGCTTGTTGGAATTCTCTGAGGTAGCCATTCGGTGTTGGAGTATCGTCTGAATTATCACTTATAGGGCTTTGTGGTGTTATGAGTCTGTAAGACATGCCAACCAATATAAGTTGCAAATGAGGATATCTTTCCTGTATCTGCTCTACTGCAAAACACATCGCCCCTTTAAATGTTTTACCTTCTGCATCCGCTTCAAGTTCTGACCCTTTTGGCGTACCTGTCCAATCATTTGTACCAAATGCAATAACCAGAATATCTACTTTGTTCCAGTCTAGATTTGCCATCGCGTTAGCCTGCGGTGTATTGTCGTCATTTTTATTATCACGAGTCCATTCTGCACCTGCTATAAGGCTAGAGTAATCATTCATATTTATGCACTTAGCAATGTTATATAAACACTGCTTATCATACCCATCTGGACTAGATGTGTAGCGACCGGCTCTACAACCACCAAAACCAAACTTATGAATAGTTGCACCATGCATATTGCCAATACGCTCTGGATAGTCACCCTGCTCTACAATTGAGTCACCAAGAAAAGCTATTGTTTTCCCTGAAAGTGAAGACATACCACCACTAGAAGTTGGTCCACCCCATTCAGTCCAAACCCTAACACCACCTACCAATGATGATTGTCTTTCTTGTATTTCACCATTGTGCTCTGTACTAGTAGCACGATGTACTATAAAGGAGCCAAATACACTAACATTGATTTTCAATGTGTCTTTAAAACCTTTTGGCCCATTAATATACTTTCCATTAAGAAGGTAATTACCCTCACTTAAAAATGAATTACAGTCGGCATCTGTAAACAACCCTCTGAAGTTGTAATTACTTGGGAATCGGTCATTTGTTAGAGCAAATGGCGTTAACTCTATCCAGTTCCCGCCACCTACTTTTTCAAACTTATTTCGGCCATCTGTTTGTTTAACTGTTACTGACTTAAAACTTCCATCGGTACTAATATTAACCAATGCAGCTCCACTAAATCCCTTTGGTAAATTAATCCCATTTGTTAATACATAACCACCATCAACTGTAAGACTCGTAGGATCAACTGAATCCACTACACCAATAAATTTAGCTACTGGAGATCGCCAAATCCCCACCCCATCCGAAGCTCGACAGGATCGTCCCCACTTAATTGTTGGTGTATTTAATCTATTTAGTTGTTGTTCAAAAAAACCTCCAGTGGCTGGTTTAACACTTAAAACCACATGTTCATCAACAACAACTGTTGGTGGTAGATCTGAGTAAGTATTGCCAGGTATCAGCAAGTAATTTCCTACATTCTTTGCATTATTCAGGCTACCACTTGGTAATGTTATTACTTTTTTTGACAGCAAATCAGTGTAGTCTTTTGCCTGATCCAACTCACTTAAACCAGTGTCGTGCCATTGAGTACCATCCCATTGCCACAACTTAAAAGTCTCAAGATCCTTGACGACAACATGTGGAATACTAGGTTTATAGGCTAGTATTGCTTCCTTATCTTTAAACCCACGATAACCACCATTATCAAGCATTAACTTTTGAGTCTTTGCATGCGTTGGATAGTGCTTACCGCGAATGGTTTGAACATCTTCATCCGCCTTTCCATCCCAATACTTTTCCCACGATTGGCAGTTACCATTTGCATCAATCAACTGTTGAACAGTCACAATTTTATCTGCCATCTGTCTTTCTCCAGGCATCAAAAAAGCCCCCCGAAGGTGGCCTGAATTTAAGTTTATTTAGAAAAATGAATGATCTTTCTCGTAGTAACGATCATCGTAGTTAATACAAGTGAGTTTGTTGGTCATAGCATCATTGGGTGACATTTCAGTAAGCAGAAAAGCCTGCTTATCTGTATCGCTTGCCTTGATAATTGAATATGTTGTTCTGATATAACGATCATCATCAATAACCAATGGCATACGTGGTGCACGGGTTAAAATAACCTGATTACTCTGCTCTGCCTTTAGACATTGAATAATATCAATCGATGCATCAGGCATTTGAAGATGAATGTAGTAGAGCTGACCATCATCAAAATTCACAACCTGAGACAAGGTCAGCGTTAAAACATCGACACTTTCAATCTCACCATCTTGTGTTTCAAGACTGGTTCCATCTGCCACAAGTATTCGATCATTTCGCTGCAGCAAATTAGACTCATCTAGAGCATCAAATTCAACCGACTCTGTTTGGTACAGAAGCTTATTCCATTCACGCCAAGCACGTGTTTTAGCCTGTGCTTCGTTTCTAATACCAGAAGTGGTGATCTTAAGTGGGTTTTTAGCACCACCGCCCTCAGGAACAGAATAAGTAGTTCGAGTATCATCACTTGGATCAGTCCACTCTAACTCAACACCGTCATAGTCTTTATTGATTCCAATGGTCCAAGTACGCTTTTCAGAACCAGGCACTTTATTTCGATGATTAAACAGTAATACAGAGTTAGGTTGAGGTTGTTCAAACTTAAATCTGATCTTATTACCATAACGATACGCTTCACAGAAACAAGCGCTCGCCACCATGCCAACCTGCTCTTCAAATGAGAGCTTGTCATCATCAAATGTATAGCAAAACTCAACAGCCTTATCACTACCAAAATAGTCTTTGACCTTTTGAATCTCTGACTTAATTTGATCAATATCGATTTCATGTAAAGAACGTCGACCAATATAAGGATCTAAAGCCATATTAATAAGAATCTGACCAGCATCTTTAGTTGGCTGTAGTTCTCCAACACCATCGACAGGCAACATTCGTCTGACTAGACAATTGAGCTTTCGATCTTTTACCGATAATGCACCATCTGTAGCAGGTGTAATTGTCCGAATAACGGTGATACCATCATAAGAATGCTTATCTGTCTTGGCAAAAGCAAAGACATCCTTAATCTTAACTTCGCCATGGTATGAATCATCTGTGTACCAGTCCAAACAAGCTCGAAAACGGAAGCTACCCACGAAATTAAAATTAATTTCTAATGTTCTGCCAAACTGAGATAGATTGTATTCACGGAAAAATAAAACTCGCTGCTGAACAGCACCTATTACATTCCCATTATCATCAACTTGCTGATACTCAATTAAGACCTTTGATTCAGTTGGATCTCGTCGACCAGATTTGGATTGCCAATACAGTCCCTGTGGCCAAGTGAGATTTATGGACATGCCCTCAGCATTCGACATATCTACATTAAACCACCCTACCCACTTATTACTCACGCCATCAAGTTGCACAGAAACTGCTTGACCAGCAGTACTCTTACTTGGAAGTGTGTAAAGCTTTTCCCACTCATTGTTAATTGCAGCAGGGTTAACGAGTGCAATAACATTCGGGGTTAAACTTGAAATGGTATAAGCACCATTTAACGTAATACCCTGAGTGTTTTTATTGAGCAGTGCTCCTGCAATAATCTGATAATCATCATTTAACAATGCCCAGCTTGGATTCACATAATGTGGATTGGTTAAGGCAATGTCGTAATGAAATCCAGTCGGAATGGTTGTCTTTTGAATTGCTGCAACGGTGTATTGTCCAGATAAATCCCGTGTTACCTTCTTCTCAACAGCCTCTGTCACACTTTCAAAAATTTGATCACCATTTAAATCTAATGCGGGATTTCCCCTTTCATTAAACTTTGGGGCAATCCTAGTCACTGTTTCTTCAGTTACGATCTCAACCGTAGCACCAGTGAGTTGCAACCCAGTAAATAAGCTCACATTGTCAATATCGCGTGTCGTTTCAATCACGATATGATTGTTCTGCTTAATCAGCATCTCACCAGTCAAAATGACATCAGAAACGCCAAATACCGCATTTTGGATTGCGATATTGTCGCCACTTGCAAAACCATGGGTAAAATCAATCGAAGATGAACACTTAATAAGATTAGGTGCTTCAAACCAAATTTCATTGGATGTTAACTTTACATCGTTGGGTTGTTTTAAAGACTGGCCATTGATTGACTCACTCTTCTGGACCTCAAGTGGGAGGTGTGTAAATTCAGCACCTATACGCCAGTCCGCAGGACCAATGAGGGAATTATTTGGGTTATAGACAGATACTGCCATTCCATTGATATTGCCCACATCCGTATCACCATCTTTCATATCTCGAATCTGGTAATAACCTCGACCAATACACAGCACACATTCTTCAACTTCAATGTTATCAATATACTTGGTATAGACTTGCGCGATCAAATCAGAAAATGAGCGAACCTCACCATAGATATCAGGTATGCGGCCATTGAGGCGTGGTCTATTACTACGCTGTGCCAATTCATTGTTTGCTGAACCACTTGCTTGTGATGGAGGTTTTGGCATCGTTAGAACAGCATAAACACTATATGCTGCCATGACCGCCACTATTGCATAATAAACATAGATAAGCCATCCATATGCTGGATGAATCACTACATAGATTGTGCCTGTAAGATTTTCTAGATACTCAATATCAGCAATAGTTTTAGGAGTAACAATTGTCTGTCTTGATACCCCGTTGTGATAAAACTGTAAATTAACAGGCCGTTTGCCTTTAAAGTACTCAACTAGAAATTTGCTTAAGTCGTCTACCTCAAAATATTCATTTTTAGAATTATCATGCTGATCATGAACAATAGTGACTTTCTTCATTTATAGAATCTCACTTCCTTAAAATGATTCTGCATAAACTCCAAAGGAATGAACTGCACACCACACGGCGTTAAATGCAAAAGTTTATCGCAATAAAAAAGCCCAACATGTGTTGAGCTTCGATCATTGTTTGTCATATAGACAATGCAGGGGGATTTCTGTTTCCTAAGTTTTTTAAATGGCTTCTGGCCATTAAGACTGTCTTGAAGCCGTTTAGCAATATCTTCACCTGTAATCTGCATCCAAGCCTCAATAGCAAATTCATTACAGGTGTATTCGTTAGACCATGTTCGATCTAATAAATTATCAATAGACATTAGATCCCTCGTAGTAATGGGTAATCCTTGAATGTATAAAGCAAACCAGTTTTTACACTGTTTAATTCAGGTGCTTGAGCATCAAAGGTCATTAATCCCTCGCTATTCTTTGATACTGTCGGAATTTCCAAAGTTTGCAGCTGCTCTATGGGCTGACCTAAATCATCATCACGAAAAATCTTCAAAGCAAACTTAGGCCTTTCACGTGGCCACTGGCTTTTTTGAATATCCTTGATGGCATCAGCAAGAGAATCATCCATATCGGCAAATGTAATAGAGGTGGTTTGCTCTAAATCATTGGTGACATTATTTCGCTTAATCGACATAGGTTGATAGAGATATGCATTGCCACCAGCAATCACGCCATCTTCATCATTTCTGACATAACGATAAACTTGTGAGAAACTTGGATGTGATATTTCTATACACTCAAGCTGCACAATTGATCCTGGTGCATCAAGATAAAAAGAAGCGTAATTACTCATTTAATCTCCTTTAATGCATTTGGCATAGCTTCATTCACAAGATGGTCTAATAGGTCGTTTAGTTCCGCTAGATCCTGTGCCTCATCACCAACACCCACAATCAAATCATCCATGGCAGGATCTATATTTAATGGTTTAACTCTAAATTGAGCTGTGACCGTATAGACTGGTCCTTCCTTGCTGCTCAATGTTGGAGTGCCGACAAAATAACACTGGTATGGCTGAACAATCGGATCGTCAATACAAAGTTTAGCTAAAAACCTTTGTGATGGATTTCTTGCCCATACTCGATAGAAAGCCATCAAGTATTGATAACCACCTTTTCTAACCACCCATCGCACACTTGCTGTGTGATATGTTCCTTTTAAAGCTCGACGATGACGGGGTGCTCCACCATCAAGCTCTTGAGAAATCACACCATCACCGACCTGTGCTGAATATCCACTTTGAGTGGAGCAATACATTAATGTGTGCATGATTTTTCCAATAAAAAACCCACCGAAGTGGGTTTGTGTATTTTTATTTGCGCTTATTCGTTGCCTGCTACCTTTTTGGGCGCTTTATTCAACAATTGATCAACAAGTTCATTAATCTTTGTTTCAGTACTTCGCCATTTATTAAGCGCCATACCACCATTTCCTTTTAATCTAAATGATGCTTCTGAAACTTGGCGACCACCTTGAATAAGATTAAATTGAGCAGAAACCATATATGGTGCTAAATCCCACGAGCGTAAAGCTGTGTAGTTAAGTGTCGTCTGACATAAACTCAGATCATCAGACTCCTTAACTGTTTTTGCATCAACACCATATCTCTCAAAGCTTTTTTCAACCAGATTATCAAAGTCTTTAATAATCACCTTAGGGTTGTGAACAACACATACCTGTCTTATTGAATCAGGATTAAACCCTGTTACATTATTTACTTGTATAGCTGTACATCCAGATAAACCAACCCCAAGCAATGCTAATAAAAATATATTTTTCATTTACTTAACCCCATTAAGTTGAACACAAAATAGCAGGTTGATTTTGAAAAATCTACTTCTTAAACTAGCGGGCCGGTCTTGCTGTTGTGTGCTGTCGAATAGCTTTCGACTCATCGGAACTTGGTCGGCCTAGATTTCTCCAAGACTGCTTATTAACATCCTCAGCAATCTTTCGCATCCGAACCTCTAAAACTCCATTATTCCACTCAACATCAGCTGTTTGACCGGGTAGTGTGAGGATGTTGATTTGAGGCTGGATATTAATAGGTTGTGCTGTATCAACTTTCGCCTCCCCAATCGCAGCCAATCGCTTTCTTTCAAGCATCGGATTTGATTGAGGAGAACCTTGACGCATCAGATCAACATTGACAGGCCCACCCCAACGCTTAATATCTTCTTGTGACCAAACAACTTCTCCTTTATGGACAATACCAGCTGGATCGTATTTACCCCCTCGACCAGTATACCCACCATCCGCAAAAGTACCCATATACTGCTGCGCCTTGATGAGGGCAACACCCGCATAACCGGTTGCACGAATAACTGCTGCTGCAGGTAAACCAAATATACCTGTTTGCGCTGTAGTTGCTGAGGCTGCCAACTCTGTATTGATAATCTGCTGCGCTATCGCCATTTCTTTTTGTATATAGAACATTGCACGATAGGTTCTAGAGTTTTCACCCTTTGCATCTTTAATCATTTGAGTCATATCACCCCATATCGTGGAGGTCTGTGATAATAGTTGACCATACATTTGCATTTGAGCTTCATACTGCCCTTTAAGCACTTCCTCACTCTTCTTGGCCGCTTCTAGATTAATGGCTTGCTCATTATCAGCATGCAATTTCTTAGCAGTTTCTAAGCGTTTTAAGTGCTCATCATAAAGTATCTCCTTAGCAGCATGCTGCGCTTTAATATCTTCAATCTCCCTCAGATATTGGTCATCATTATTAGAAAGCGCATCGGTCTTCTCTCTGGTAACCGAGTAAATCTGATATTCATTATCATCCATTTTAGTACGCGCCATACGATCATCAATTTCACGACGACGCTTAGCAATTTCTTGCTCATAAACACGTTGCTTTTCTTGCTGAGCAGATCTAAAGACGTCTACATCTAACTGGCGCTTCTCTTCCAAGGACTTCAGGTATACAGCTTTTTCCTCCTTACCGAAATCCATACTGGCTTTGATTCGAAGTGCATTCACTGCAGCATCATTATTAATCTTCGTCTCACCAACCCAGCGCCAACCATCAGCCTCAAGAACCTGCTCAAGCTCTCTAAGTTGCTTGGTATATTCATAACGCTCTTTCTCCATTTCCATTTCTTTGGTGAGACCATGCTTACGGAGATCAGTCATACGCTTTTGATGATCAGAGGCATCTTTTTGGGCAGTGGTGTAGTAGTCAGTTTTAAGGGTTTCTCCTTCTTTGGCGAATTGAGCCTCATCTCGCTCCTGTTGGGCATAAGTTCGAGAGTTAGCCTTGCCATCACTAGCACCCTTAGCAAGCTTCTTATCAATACCAGGAACTTGATGCATTAAATCAATAACAACACCATCCTCAAATGTTACTCTAGAGTAGTGACCTGCATTTTTACCTTGATGAGTAGTAACACTTTTGACAGCAACATTCGTCGTAATTGGTGTGCCTACTGGTGTCCTAAAGTCCCAGCCACCATGGGGTTTACCATCTGAACGAATCTTTCCATAAGGAGAATTGCTATTGTTGGGATTTAGTGTTTTCCCACCTAGTTGAAATCTAGCTAAATGTTCTTTAGTAACACCGCCTTTATTTGATCCCATTGGATATTGAACGTGTAAATGTGGTCCTGTGCTTTTTCCACTATTACCAGAAATTCCAACAAGGCGAGCACCATTTGCGAGGAGTTGGTTTTGCTTATCAATCTCCTTCGTTTTCTCTCGTTCAGCTTTGGTTTGGGCTTGCGTCTGCTTGGTGATTTGATCCTGTAGATTTTCTCTTTTTTGCAAAATAAGAAAATCATTGTGGGCTATTTTTAACTGCTCGGTTGTTAATGCCTGACTAGAAGAGATCTTCTTATCAGCCAACCATTTCTCCATGAAGTTACCCCACTTCACACCATACTCACCACCTCCAGCAGCATTAACGTTGTTAATCCAGCGCTGGTTCTTGGCGTTTTCCTCCAAACTTGATGCTTGAATCGCTGCCAAACGTTGCTTCGCTAACTCCTGTTGAGCACCCGCCTCCTTATTGGCAGCTGTTGTAACTAAATCATGTGAATTTGCTAATGCAGCATTCTTTCCTTGAGCGTTGCTTGCCTCATTCCCTGCAAGCTTAACCTGTGTACCTAAATGCCCCTGAGCATCAGCATTTTTTTGTACAACAATACGTTGATCATCATAAGCAAAATTAGCATCTTTCAATTGCTTAAATTGCTGTGGTTCGATGAAGTTAAGTGCGTTGAGGCGTTTGACTGCTTCCTCTTGTGAAATAATACCCTGACGCACTTGATTGGAAATATCAGCTATTTCAACATTGCCTTTGTGGGCATTTTGGATAGCAATCACATGAGCATTAAAAGTGAAGTTGAGCTCTTTAAGCTTTTTGTTTTCAGCTTCAAATGCTTCGGATAAATTGTTTTCTGTAAGTGCCTTTTCCCGACCCTCCAACTTTTTAAGCTCATCAGCAGTCTTGTCTGCCGCTTCCCCTTGCTGCTTAATCTTCGTAGTAGCTTCTTCAGCTTTACCTGAAAAATAACCATAAGCAGCACTAGCACCTGTAATGCCAATCGTTAAAGCACCAATAGGACCACCAACTAAGGCCAATCCTTTTGATGCAATGTTTCCGAATTTCGCTAAACCTCCACCAAGACTATCAACCTTTGCCTGAGCAATGCTTACTTGATCAAGTGCTTGCTTATATCGTAGTGCTGCAGCTGTTGCCCCGTACTTGGCTTGAGTTGCTGCACCTGTTGCTTGGACACTAGCAAGATGGGCCTTAGCATCATTCAGTACAGCTACAGCTAACTGTTGCTCTTGAACTGCTAATACCTGAACAGCAGATCGAGCTGCTAAAGCATCACTGGCATTTTTCCGTAAAGCATTACCTTTGGTTAGAATGGCCTTTGTTAAGTACGCTACACCACCAAGCATCGCAACACTTGAGATTGTACTAAGGTTTTCAGAGATCAATTGAATAGACTGGGCGATTGCCTGAGCTGCACCACTTGTTTTTCCAGCCTCACCAACAAACTTTGTTATTTCGTTATTGAGCGTTGTCATCGACTGACCAATAGTCATATCGGTACGATTAAACAACTCATCAACATTGTCTTTTGATTTTGTTAAAGCATCAACTAAAACACCTGTGGTGATTTTACCTTCAGCTGCTACAGCACGAAGTTGACCAATGGTGATACCCATACCTTGTGCGATTGCTTTGGAAAGACCAGGTGTTTGCTCCATGACAGAGTTAAGTTCTTCACCACGCAACACGCCTGAAGCTAATGCTTGTCCAAATTGGGTTAACGCTGCCTCAGCAGATGCAGCACTCGCTCCAGAAATAGCCACAGCTTTTGATACTGTTTCAGTAAGCTCAGCAGTCTTCTTCATATCAATGCCGAGTGTTTTGGCATTATCATTGAAACGTTGATACACCTGAACAACTGAATCCCATTCTTGGCGAGAACTTTGAGCAATACGGAAAGTGTCATTCATTGCTTGATTGAGTTCCGTTTGGCTCGTTGTTACTAGCTTTAAACGGTTCTCAAATCCTGCAAAAGCATCCATCTTAGATACAGCAGCACCAACTGTAGCAATCGCCATAATACGTGAAGCTAAAGCCTGTGCAGCTGTGCTCGCCACGTTCATTGATGCTACAGAAGCATTTGAACTTTGAGTGACTTTACCCAAACCATCACTGGCCATTTTTGATTGAGTACCAACTGATCCAATCTGACCAGCGAATACTTTAGCTGAAGATGCACCTTTGGCACCTTCTTGTGAGAATGTTGTTAGAGACTTTGATGTACCTTTAACTGACTTTGCCGCAAAGTCCCCAGTCTCTTGAATAGACTTAAGTTCTTTGTGTACTGCTTTTGCATTGCGTACCGCTTCTTGTGATTCAATTGCAATGGACAAACGACTTTCTTGCTTGGACATAACTTTTCCTCAGGCGTAAAAAAAGCGCCTAAAGCGCAGGTATAAAAAAACGACCTTGGGTGGGTCGGTTTAGGATTTGATTGCAGCAATTAACTCTGATGACTTCCACGTTTAAATAATAAGAACTATAAGAAGTGTTACTTTCCAGAACCCATATTTATCCATTACGCCCTCCACTTTAGTACTACTACCATAATTTCAGGCACAAGTATTTTTCCCTTATTTTCCTTTAAGTTCATCTATAAACAAAAACCCCGATAGCTCCAACTATCGGGGTTTTGCTTCTTGAGTGCATCAAGCGCCATTTGTAAAAGCACCCTAAAGTGCTTTAGTTCTAATTCTTCTTAATTGATTCTAAATAGCCCAAAATAGACCCTATTTTTTGGATGATATACCACCAAAACAAACCGCTTAAGCCTACAGAAACACCCATACCAATCTGAACAATAGACCAAGATGATTCTTTGATCATTCCCGCATATTCTGAATATCGCACGGTCTCAACCTTACCAAATGCAAAAATATAAAGAATACCAACCGCAATAGAGAATGCTAAAACTAGATGCCCTATAAATTTACAGTTCTCGGATTCGCTATCAACAGCACCAATATTTGATTTGTTTTCTTCAATAGTCATAATCTTTCTACATTTTATTAATTTGGTTAAAAATAACACTATACAGAATATTAATCCATCCAACCTACTGTTTTATATCAAAAACCGCCACTAGGGCGGTTGTCACTTAATGTGTTTGAACTGGTAATGTCACTTGTTTACCACTTCCTCAGTTAAGCTACCTCCTGTTTTACAGTTTGGTTGGCTTGTATCAAGTACCTGCGTACCTTCTACTCGATAGCCAATCTTACCAAAAAGAAAAGCATGATTAAGGCTGGTTATCACAACATCTGTCAAAGCCACTGAGCATTTATTTTTTTCAATTGCTTTATCCATTGCCGTTTTCATATCTGGAATACCTAAAGGAAACAAAACAACTGGAACTGAATCATCAGCTGTTACTCGCTCACCTTTAACAAACTGATTTGAATTTAAATTGTAATTTTTCGTACTAGCAACTGTTAAGTCAGCCATTCGGATACTACAACCACTAAGTGTTAATCCTAACCCAATTGCCGCAACTACCAATAAATTCTTCATGTATACAAATACCACCCCATTAAATTTACACAAAGTAACAGAGTGGATAAAGAAAATCCACCCAAAGGTGATTTGCTAATGAGTCATAAAATACTAGTTGATCTCATGACATTGAAGTTATTTTCTTCATTGCCCCACATCAAGTGGGGCTACTTCTTCCGATAAGCCTCTTCTAAAAAAAGATTATCCAAAGTGATAATGAAGTCATCGAACATCCAAGATACACACGGCGATTCATATTGATCCAAATATGCTGCAATAGCCGATAGATCAATTGGCATCGGGATGCCCTGCTCATATCGTCTAGACCGTGAAATCAGGTGATATGCATCAACTACTGCTAAAGCTAATCGTGTTATTTTCGGCGCTTTCGCTTTGATACCGAGCGCTGCGAGCTGACGTTTTTGATGTTCGGTTTTAGCGCCATGCAATTGATATCGGTAGCACTCAATGACTTTCCCAATAGCTCCTCTTTAGCTTTACCTGCAGAAGCCTGAATGAGTTCAGCTTGCTCAGACACAAATAAAACAAGGGCCATTGAAAGCCCCTGTTTTGTTTCGGGATCAATAGCCATAGTACAAAGCTGCTCGGCCATATCTGCTGAATACTTGATAGGCTTTCCATCAGCATCAATAACGCCCTCCCAATCTAGGATTAGATCAGCAAAGGCTTTGTTGTAGTCAAGCGGTGTGAGCTGTGCAGATTCATCTGTGATTTCACGATAACCATTTAGCTCCTGATTAATCTTGGCACTAAAGATTTCCATCTTACGACCAAAAGCAGGCTTACTAGTGCCGGCAATTAAGAACTTCGCACCGTCAAATGGACACCATTCGCTTGGCACATCAATGGGTTTCTTTTCTTCAATTTGAATTTTCATTAAGGGCCTACTGTAGCTGGAATACGTGTAATTTTTGGAGAAACAAGAATATGATTAAAATTCACATCAAGCGTGATCGTATCTTCACCCCCACCATCAGGATGATTAGCTTCAGCAACTTCTAATTTAGGAAATTCGAATGCATAAGCATTTCCACGACTGTCTTCAATCGAAAATTCGACAGGCATCGTATCTCGTGATTTCACCAAATCAATATAGTTAGCAGATTGAGCTGAGAACATGTATTGAGTGTTCAGCGTGATATCAACGATTTTTTCTAAATATGTTGTTGCTGAGAGTTTCTTAGATCCAATACAGCGAATTGCTTCGAGATTGTTATTAATTGAAAGCTCAAGCGATTGCATACAAGCCGTGCCAACAATGCTTTCATCGTTAATTTTCACATCACCTACATTCAAAGCTGAAACCAAGACCACATCATCGACAGGCTTAGGGTTTACTACAGGATTAACCATAGTACGCTCAAATGTGGTTCCCACCATTCCAAAAGTCGCAGTAATCTTTCCTGTTGTAGCAATTGACATACTGACCTCGCCAATACGAACGCCACGATAGATAAAGATCTGACCAATATCTGAGTAGACCTTGACGAGTGTAAATGTTTTACGTACGTCACCACCAAATACTAATGCATCATTATCCCAATCGTTCATTGCAACAGCTGACCAAAAGTCATCAAATAACCCGATGGCCATTTCTACTTCAAGCGAACCCTGTATTTCTGATTCAGTTGCCATTCCACCTTGACGAAAACGACCATCCGCAACACTGTTCGATGCTTCAGTACTTACATTTTCTGATAGGCCATCGGTAACACGGCGAACCGTTTTCCAAATGGGCGTAGCTGGTAACTTTTCTGGTGACTCTTCGGCTGCATAATAAAGCCGAATCTTTGCGCCTGAACTCATAGAGTCCTCCTTATTTTAGGCATAAAAACCACCTTTCGGTGGTTTTTAAATAATCAATTATTAACTGTTTAGTAATCCGAATGCATAATCTAAAAAGACCTTATATCGCCCATCTGCTTCTTGATTAGGCCAACTATGCCCCCAGTTTTTATTGCCTT